ATCTTTATCTCTTGATGTTCTAATTGTGCCCATCATTCACCTCACGCATACCGATAACTAACGTCATTACATTTCTTCACCCAAGGCTTGAAGCGTTGCTTGTAACAGTCTTTGCAATTCGCCTCCAAGCTACAGGTACCATCTTTTTTAATACGACCAGTGCCATAGAAAAACTCTTTCGTAGCAGGGAAGTACTCACCACAGTGAATACATTGTTTTTCTGTACCGATTTCTGTTTGGATGTATTTAGCCATGATCTTTCTCCACTGCTTCGACAAATGACTCATATAGGCTGTAAGGAAGATAGGGTTCGCCTTCATGGTATTTGTGTGCATGCAAGACCATGTTTTCACTTAATTTACGCGGCATTAAAACAAACTCACCACTTTCAAGTTTTTCGAGCTTTTGTTTTAGCTTGGTGATTTCGGCTTGGGCTAGTGCTGCACGATTTCTCCAAGAAAACCATTCGGATGCCGTTCTATCGCTAACATATTCAAGACCTCTTTTAGCAATATTACCCCCCCATAGAGGATTCCCACGATTCAAACGCTTCACGTTCTTTATTTAAATCAATCATTTCCAAATCTCCTAGAACGGCAAATCGTCTAAACTATCAAGATGTGGCGATACGCCATATCCTTGTGGCTGTTGTCCAATTGCTTGATTAGAACTTTGATTACCTTGCTGTTGCTGTTGTCCATTTCGGCTGTAACCGTTATAGCTAGGTGCTTGAGCCTGTTGTCCATTTGCTTGATAGTTGTTCTGCTGACCATCTTGACGCTGACTATCAAGCATCTGCATTTGATCGCCCCGAACCTCAGTCGTGTATTGCGTCTGACCATTTTGATCAGTCCATTGACGAGTACGAAGAGAACCTTCAATGTAGACCTTTGAACCTTTACGCAAATACTGCTGTGCGATTTCACCAGGGCGATTGTTTAGAACAACTCTATGCCATTCAGTATTCTCTTTACGCTCACCAGTGTTTTTATCCGTCCAAGATTCACTGGTTGCGATAGAGAACTGAGTGATAGAGCCACCATTTGGAAATGTTTTGGTTTCAGGGTCTTTGCCTAACGTCCCGACAAGAATTACTTTATTTACGCCACGCATTTTTATTCTTCCTCGTCTTCATAGTTGCGTTGAAAACACTTAATTTTCACATCGTCAGGTGCTTCTATTACTAAACGTGGTTGAAAACCATTACGATATTCTTGAGGCTCAATTTTCATAACCCATTTAGGAAAATCCAAGTCAATATATTCAGGGTCATAATTAGCAACGCCAATCATCCAAGTTCCGCTATTATTTGGACAGTGATGACCAGTTACGACAATGGCCTCACTACCACTTTGCACAAGCCATTCGATAGGTCTTCCACTTGCACAGTTGTCATAATCATCATGAAAATGATTTGTTTCACCGAACGTGTCATCTGAGTGGCCTTCAAAAATTAATTTAATCAATTTATTATTCTCCCGCACTGCTTGGTAAATCAGCTTTATATGCTGTTTTTATAATTTCGCTGTCATCACAGTATTTGCAATCTCTAGCCCAGAGAGAGTATTTTTCATGCTCATAAGCATAATCATAGTCGTAACGCTTCCAGTCACCGTATTCATGTGAGTTCTCAGCACAATCCATGCGTCTAGCATCGTAAGTCACTGACACTTCTGCATTTACAATAATCTGTTTTTTACAAGCGCCACACTCAAGCTCATTGTCTTCACCTTCAATCTCCCAGAGATCTGAAACACAATCATCGTCTTTCGCACCGCAGTATGGGCATTCAATATCAGTCATTCTGTTCACCATTTATAACGTAATGCACACCGATTTGATTTTGAGTTGACTCTTCAACTAACTTTTTGAAGTAACCCATCGCTGTTCCAAGTGTTTCTTCAGTACAAGCACCTGGGCGTTTTACTAGAATGTCGATTGCATCGAGCAGTTGCCTTTTTTCATGTACTTCCATCATCTTCTTATTCCAAAAACAATATATGTATAGCAAGCGACACATCGACCTTTCGTATCTGCTTGCATGAGTTGCTTACAGTGGAAGCAGTATTCACGCTGCATGTTTTTTCTTGCTCAATTCCTGACTAAGCTCTGCATAGTATTTTTGGCAAAGCGGTATTTTCTGTTTGATCTTTTCAATCATGCTTTCATCACGTTTGATGGTGACAGTCGTTAATCGTTCATCTAATGGAATTGCTTCAACCATGTGAACGAGTTGATCAATGTCATCCCAATCATTTAAAAGCTCAGCAGGGCAAGGGAATAACCAAAAATCAACATGAGCTACTTCACAGTCGTAAAGCCACATATAGCCTTGCATTTGCCAGTCATAACCAGCTTTTTTAACTTTCTCTAAAGCTTCATCTTCAAAGAATGGGTGAGAGCCAATATCCCAAGTGCACTTTGTATCAATGATCAATTTTCGCTTTTGATCTAGCACATCACACTCACCAGTAATGAGTTCGTTTTGAACACGGCCAACATGCTTTTGATATTTACGAAAGCGCATATTTCCTGAAAGTTGAATTGCTTGATCTTCTAAGCTATTACCTTTGATGGTGTACTTATTTCCAGTAAATGAACGAAAGCCGAATTGATCTTCTTTCACTATGCTACGGATAGATGATTTAGCCTTATCACTAAGCACTGCATCTTTTTTCTTAGGCTCACCGATTAGATCGGCAAGCCCTGAGCATCTGAATAGTTTCATAGCGCTTCCACCTGAGCTTTTTGTTCATCGGTAAGCGTGTATTCACTAAGTAAGTCATCTTTGGTTATTTCCTTAGATCTAATCGCATCCAATGCATTGTTAAATCGTGCAGGTTTGATCTTAGGTCGGATTGTTTTAGCATTAGCTGTAAATCCATCATTGTCATCACCAGTTGCAATATTTAGGAGAGAGCAAATGGAGTAACGTTTTCCATAAGTAATGGTTGAGCCTACTTGTTGAACAGAGCTTTTTGCACCTGAGTTATCAAGCGGTAAAATTAGTTCGTTATGTGCTGAGTGACCATCACGATGACGTAAAATACAAAATATTTTAATCTGACTTGCATTTTCCTGTTTATGCTGGAAACTGACAGAAAATCCATATGTAGCTAATATTGGGCGAACAATTTCAATGATTGAGCCGAGCGAAGCATACTTAACAGAAAACTCACTGCCTGATTTTGTCTGAATTTTAGACTCAGAAGATTTTGCAATCACAGGGATTTCATTCGACATCATTGCAAAGTCACGGTTAAATGCCATTTCTGCTTGTTTCGCTAAAACACGCTCTTGCATATCAAGCATTTTTTCAATGACAGCCATATCAGGATTAGCACTTGATAAAACTTTCTCAACGAGCCCAAAAAGTTGATTCTCTTGAGAAGCTATAGGTTTTTGAATTTCTACTGGTGCATTCATCATATTCTCCCGAAGGCAGCAATTAAGCTGCCCACTCCATAAGTTCTTCTACTTTTCGTTCTTCAAAATAGCTTTCAAGAAAATCATTAATTACTTTCTCTTGCTTATCTGTCAGACCAATCGACATACCTTCTACTGCATAACAATCAACAACTTGTTCAACACGAGCAGGGGTGTGTGTATCAACAACAAGAGAGTCGAAATCCACATCAGTCTCATTTTGAGGATCGTTTGTTTTGTTCCAAGCCACAAAGCTAGAGCTGTCTTTAGCTTCGATAACTAAAGCGATGAAATCATCAGGAGTGTTTGGCTTAACAAGAGAGAAATAAACTTTGTTGCCGTCTACTTGGATTTCTTCAGCATCAACTTCCATTTCTTGAAATACAGGAAGGTAAAGATGTTCAAAGTTCGAGTTCATAACATTCATTAGAAATTCACTCCTAAAAACACAGCGATAGAAACCAAAATAGAGAAGGCGGTTAGAGTTTTAGCATCCTCAATCAGACGCTTTTTAAATAACTTCTTGTTTTGACTGCGGATTAGCTTTTTAACTAATCCTTGTTGATTTGCTAGATTGTTCTGTTGCATAATTACCTCGTTCCGATGGAAAGCCCGTGTTTGATTTCGACTTCTGCGCGGGCTTTTTGTTGTCTTGGTGATTATTAGTTTACCAAAGGAAACTTTTAAGTCAAGTAAAAGTTTATTTAGGGAAACAGTTATTTTCACTTAGGGAAACTTTTTAATGGTGTACTAATAAAAAAGCCCTGCATATTGCAGGGCTTGGCTGAGGATTTATAGTATTTAAGGGATTATTTTTTGCGTCTGTAAGTCGTATCTTATTATATTGTCGCCAGTAACATCAGCACCAAAATCATTTTTGGAGGTATATTTTAAATATACTTCAAGTATTGATCTGTCAAAAGTAACTAAAGATTCTCTCGGCACAAATGAATACTCATTTTTCAGATCAAGTTTTGTCATGATACTAGTGAGGTGGATGTACTGGCTAACTGTTTCTTTCGTGGCATGTATATTTATTGTTGATTCTAAAATTTTTACTAACGTATTAACCTTAACAGGATTGTCATTTCCATCTTTAGCCTCAATAACAAGTAGTTGATTATTTTCTAGCGGAGCCGTATTCGATTGATTGCTTTCTTTGATTTTTTTCCATGTACCATTTGAATTTAGTTGAATCATTTCTCCATGTGAATTTTTTACAATTTCTGCATGTAGTGAAAATGAAAGAATCAAGAATGGTAATAAAGTTATATATTTATTCATAGTATTACAAAATCTTATAATTTAAATTAAAATATTACCAAGTATCAACTGATGTAACTTGCCAAATCCAGCCAACAATTTCAAACTGCTGATCTAATATCTCTTGAGCTGTAAGCCTTATTTCAGGGAACTCTACGGCATTATCAGAAACAACTCGAATGCCGCCCATAGGCAAGTTATATAAGCGCTTAATCATAAGCAACCCGCCATGACAGATTGCAAAAACTTTACCATCTTTAATGACCTTTTTACCCATATCAACATGGACGGTATCTCCATCCTTGATAGTTGGAGACATAGACTCCCCAGATGCTCTTGCTGCGAATGTTTCACTATGTTGTATGCCCAAATTACGCAAAGTTAATTTTGCTAATCTCAGCTTGCTTGTCTGATTAGCCATAGCTTCGCCAACTGATCCATGTCCGCATGCAAAACTAAAATTATCGAAATAAGGAATTTCAACTTCATCATCATCTAAAGGGGTATTTTCATCCCATACCTCTATGGATTGGTTCTCAATAAATTTAATTGAGTCTCCACCTGAGATTATCCAATCTGAAGTTGTCTGAAGTGCCTTTGCTAAGGCAGGTAAAACATCAGCACTTGGGGTATTTACCCCTGAAACCCATTTGGAAACGGTACCTTTTGAAAGACCTGTTGCTTTAACTAGATCAGTTTGCTTAAGGCTGAGATCTTTCATCCGACGAATAATTCTGTCGCTAATTTCACTCATGACGAAATCCTTTTAATGTATGTTTCCAATGGTAAACATATTGATTGATATTTGAAGAAACTTATGGTTTACTATAGGAAACTATTAGTTTATCGAGGGAAACATGACCGTAGATGATTTGAAGCATCATTACGGTGTCAAAAATGATTATGAAGTTGCTCAAATCATAAAAAAGACACGTGGTGCGATTAGTAAGTGGCGAGCAAAGGGTATTCCAACAAGCACCCAAGCAATTCTACAAATCCAAACCAATGGCGCATTAAAAGCCGATTTAGACCAAAGCGCAGCCTAGGAACACCCATGAAAAGTCGCAGCAAAATCACAAAAGAGATCGTTCGGACGAAGAAGAAGACTGTTTGTATGCCAACACACCTGCCTGAAGATGTTGCGTTGCATATTGCGCAAGAAGCATATGAGCGTGGTTGGTCAAACAGTGGATATTTACGTTGGTTAGCCATGGAGGATATGGATCGTTGTGAAGATGGCAAGAATCTTATGGCAGAAGTATCGGGAATACCTAGAGAACGATTCGATTTGTTCGAACAAACAAAACAATCCGTACGAAACGAACGCAATAAAAAAGCCTGATCGTCGAGTATCAGGCTTTTAGGTTCAAAAACTAGTAGGAAGATGAACGATGAATATGTTAACAGAATTTCAAAAAAATGCAAAAACAATGAGTACGCGCTTAATTTCTGAATTAACGGAAAAGCGCCATCCTGATGTTAAGCGTGATGTTGAGAATATGCTCTCGCAACTGGATTTAGATGTGAGCAGTTTTGCTCATATCTATATTGATACTCAAAACCGCAAACAAACTGAATATTTGTTAGATGAAGATTTAACAATGACTCTAGTTACTGGTTATAACGTGGTTTTACGCAATCGAGTTATTAAACGCTGGAAAGAACTAGAAAATCAACAACAACTCCCACAGTCATTTGCTGAAGCACTTCAACTCGCAGCAGATCAAGCGAAGCAACTTGAATTGCAAGCACCCAAAGTTAATTTCTACGACAAATTAGCAGACCGAACTACCTTAATGAACGCAACTCAAGTCGCTCAAAAAATCAGTATGTCTGCTCAGAAGCTCAATAAGATTTTAGACACACTCAATGTCTACAGCCATGCCGTGAAGCGTGGTCGTGTGTTTAAGCAATGGTTCATAGATCAAGGCTATGGAGAGCTGAAAGAGACAGATTTGGGCTACTCACAAGCGATGTTCACGACAAAGGGTGAGCAATGGGTATTTGAGCAACTAACGAGTGAGGGCATTATTTAATGAGTTCAATGAACATTCAACTAATGACACTTGTTGATACACTCAATGAGCGTCCTATCGCATTCAATAAGCACTATGTAGACCTCGGCTGTGGCATCACAGGTGCACTAATGTTGTCTCAACTGGTGTATTGGACAAAGAAGACAAATAACGCCAATGGGTGGATTTACAAGACAGGTGTGGAGTGGACTGAAGAAACAGGTTTAACGCGTCGTGAGCAGGAAACAGCACGTAATAAACTTAAAGAATTAGGCTTTATCACAGAGCATAAACACGGTGTTCCATGTAAGGTTTTCTTCAAGGTTGAATACGAAGTTTTATACCAAGCATTGATCAATCTTGCACAAGAAAAACCATGTGCAAAACGTACAAACAAGAATGCACAAAACAGCCAATCTAGTTTGCACGAAACCGACAAGCAAGTTTGCACGAAAGCGCCAAACTGTGATGGCGGAATCCGCCAAACTAATACAGAGATTACTACAGAGAATACAACAGAGATTACTACAGATATTAAGAGCGTAAGACACACACGCAAAAAACAACCTGCAAAATTCTCATTTGAAAACGAGCTTATGAAACTTGGAGCAAATGAGCGTTACACATCTGAGTTCATGGAAGTACGAAAAGCGAAACGTGCAGTCGATTCAGAAACCGCATTTAAGCGTTTTATCTCTGAACAACAAAAATCAGGTAAGTCGCTTGATGAAGTCCTAGAACTCTGCATTGTGAACTCTTGGAAAAGTTTTAATGCGTCATGGAATCAACCACCAGCTGCTAAACAACAACCCGAAGCACCTAAAAGACGTTTTGGGAATCACTTCATTGATCAACAGCCAAAGCCAATGAGAGACGTTGGAGGCTACCATGAGTAACATTTCAAACCTGACTCAAGATGTTGGCCAAAACTTCCCAACTAAGCTTGCAGATCAAATCTTAGGTGAAATTGAAAGCCTACACGGTGATGACTTCAATAAAAAATATGCCCAGATGAAACAGAGCGAGCTTCTGAGCCTAACTTGTCGTGTTCTTGATGGTCTTACACCAAACGACATAAAACGTGGCTTAAAACGCCTCTATGAAGAAAAGTGGTGTCCTAAACTTCCTGAGTTTAAATCTTGGTGCTTACAAGCATCGGATTGGTGGACTGCTGAACATGCTTGGGCAAAGGCAATGCAGTTTGAAGCTGATAAGTCTGTGAAGATTACAACACTAACCAAAGTCGTTCTTGATGAGGTGCGTCACATCATGGACAACGAGGGGCAAAAATCAGCACATTTTGCATTTCGAGATATTTATCAGGATTACCTTGCAAAAGCTAAGCAGAAAGGGAAGTTGCAAGAGTTTTATGTCCCTCAAAAAATGGCTCAGTTAGGGCATTCAGAAAGCAACCGCAAAGGTGTTCCGTGCCCAGCGCATTTAATGAATCAGATCCGCAGTGTGGGTAAACGAGGTGTTGTATGAAAGCAGTAGATTTTATCCAGTCACATGGAATTGCAAGAGCAACTAGAATTGTTAAAGCAGCACCGCAGTGGGCAGTTTATTACGATGCAGAGAAGCGTTGTTATGACGATATACGTTGTGAAAGTAGCGTTTCACTAACTGAGCTTGAGGAAGTGTTAGTGGGGTGTGGGGAATGAAAATTCTAATAGCATGTGAAATGTCTGGAACTGTTAGGGATGCATTTATTGCTTTGGGTCACGATGCTATTTCTTGCGATATACAAGATACCCAATCTCCTGGTCCGCACTACAAGGGAGATATTCGAGATCTACTTGATTATCCATTCGACATGATGATTGCACATCCACCTTGTACACACATTGCCGTAAGTGGTGCTGCTTGGTTTAAAGAAAAAGCATTTGATGGTCGTCAACATGCTGCAGCAAGCTTTTTCATGATGCTTGCCAAGTCAAACATCCCAAGAGTTTGTATCGAAAATCCTGTTTGCATCATGTCGAGCTTATGGAGAAAGCCTGATCAAATCATTCAACCATGGCAATTTGGTGATGAAGCTCAAAAAACAACATGCCTATGGTTAAAAGGTTTGCCAAAACTAACGCCAACAAAGATTGTGGATAAGGGTGAAATGGTGACTTTTGCAAGTGGTAAAAGGATGGCGAAATGGTATGCGGATGCAAGAGGAAGTTCTGAGCGCTCAAATATAAGAAGTAAGACCTTTCAGGGGATAGCTGATGCAATGGCAATGCAGTGGGGTGGAGATAGTCAGCAGGATTTATTTGGAGCTAGTGCATGAAAGCGAATGAGTTTATAAAAAAAGCTGGGTTGAATGAAGTAAAGCGTCTTTTAAGCACAGCAACAGTTGCTAACGATAATCAGGTCGGGGTTATCCCTTATAACCCTTTTATTGGCATACCAATTGATATTGGCGAACTAAAACGCCTGATTGAGTCGTATGAGTTGGTTGGTTCTTTTGGTGGTTTAGAGCATGCCAAATGCTTCTTAGCTGAAAATATTCCTTGTGCAGATTCAGGTGTTTTGAATAAAGCCATAGCTGATGTGGAGAGCTGTCAATGAGTTTAGATAATTTGTTAACTACATTGGCTGATCTTGTGCCAAAAAATGTTCCTGAAATTGAAGTGCTGCCAATTACCAATTTCAAAGTGGGTGACGAAGTCTTAATTATATGGGTTGCAGAAAAAGAAGTTTGGACAGTTTTAGCTTTGTGCAGTGATGGTTATGTTGATATTCGATGCAAGACTTCAAAGGCTGCAATGAGCATTCCACTTGAACAGCTTAGATTAGCTAGTCTGCTTCTAAATAAGTTTAAAAAAGGTGACTTGATTGTAGTAATGGATGGTTTGTATCAGGAAATTTTTACAATTACAAAAGAATCTAACGATGGATTTGTAATTGAGCATGAATCAGATGCGTTTGGGGTACAGGCTTATTCTATTGAATACCCATACTCTGATATTCGCCATGCAACCCCCGAAGAAATCAAAGCAGGGAAGCGGTTGCCATGAATAAACATGACCAAATAGCAAACAAGGAGGCAATTTAATGCCTACTTTCTTTGCAGTAATGCTTTTCTTATTCATGACGAGCTGTAAACCACAAACGAATATAGAAATTATGTTTTATGTCTTGGTTGTAGCAATTTTAGTTGGAGGTATCGTTGCACTAAAAATATGGGGGCACGATGCGTAGAGCTGCCAAAGTCGATGCCAATCAAACAGAGATTGTTCAGGCATTACGTCAGATCGGGTGCACAGTAGAACACTTGCACTCGGTGGGTCGAGGTTGTCCCGATTTGTTGTGTGGATTTCGGAACAATAACTACCTACTCGAAGTGAAGGATGGAAGTAAGCCAAAATCAAGTAGAAAGCTAACACCTGATCAGGTGATATGGCATGAAACATGGCGAGGTCGGGTTTACGTGGTTGAGAGTGTAGATCAAGCAATAACAGTAATACAAAAAGGATAAGGGTTAGAGATGAACGCAGTTGCTGAACGACATATTATGCAGGTAATGGATTGGTCTAAGTACAGTCTAGAAGAGTGGTTATATCAGTTTGGAGCATGGCAATATTCAAGTTCAGGCACTTGTGGGAAAAGTATCAATCCAATTGCTGTAGCTATGGATCAGGCTGTAGTTAAACGTAAGAAGTTTAAACTGGGCGTTAAAAAGCAAAGACAAGTTATTGCAGACTATATGGTCAGTGATCTGGATACTCCTAAGCCTAGAAGAAGTAAGTTTGAATGTAATATTACTGATGATGAAGCAAGAGCAGTACAGCATTTAATTTTAGATATGCAGGGTAAGTCTGAAATATTAGATGAATGGTTAGATGCTGTGATTGATCGTTATTTTTATGGGAATTCATGGTCAGAAATTGCAGTCGATAAAACTGTAAATGATGCTAGACAAGATGTTAAGTGTGGTTTGGCCGCTTTACATGTTCGTCATCCATTTATCCCATTCAGTAGTTGACCTTGCGCAAGGCAACTGCTATATTTGTGCTATAGTGAACGAAGTTATAGTAATTCACTAAGGCTTTAGATAGTCATTCCCAAAATACTCGTCTTTTACTCATTTTAGGCGAGCGAGTTTATAGGCTAGATCGATCATGTGGCTAGCCTTTTTTTATGCGCGTGTTTTATCAGTTTAGCCGTAAAACCCCGTCCTTTAGGTCGGGGAGGATGTCAAGAATGAGTACGTTGAAGTTATTCCAATAATTTAAATATCGTATTATAATTTCCACTAAGATGGTCGTATTATTAATTATACTTAGTGGTTTAATTGGGTTGCGATCATCTACTCCGTTTTGGCTTGGATATCCAAGCGCCTGAAAAGGTTGCACCGTGATTTAGCAGTGGGCGGAGAACAAATAGGCTCACTTTATGTGGGCTTTTTTATTGCCTGTAGATTTACCACCTACAGAACATGCCATCGAGTAAAACCCCGAACTAGGGTTATTGGTATGCCCACCTTAATGAATCGAAAGCAAGTAAAGTTAGCCATGCATGTAGGGCGGATGTGATTGTGAGTAGCGGTGTATTAGCAGTGGCCGAGCTAATATGTCGAAATATAAGGCCACCAAGTTATTTGAATAAAGGTACAGTTTACTATTCCATCTTAGACAGTTATCCCAGCCTTGAATTATTGCTGTGTTTTACGTTATAAATTATTGATAAGAACAAATAGAAGAGTGTTTAAATGACAGCGAACGATATCATGTTTTTAGCGTTAGTCGATGGTGGGATAGCTTCAGTATTTTTAGCTCCATTCTTCTTATTACTTGCTGTTATAGCGTATTTCAAACGAAAGAAAAGTAATAAGTGGAATAAAGCATTTAGAATCTTTTTATTTTGTGTGGTTGTTTTTGGGATATATGCAGTCCTCTTTGCCTCATTTATTCATGAATTACAAAAATAACTAATAAGTTATCTAGTCGATAGCGTAGACATTCAACTAAGAAGTATTTCTTCTGTGTTTAACTATTCATAAATACCAAACAGTTCGTTTTACCATACCCTGCAAGCCTCTTAACAATGCTCAAATCGCGGGGTTTTTTATGATATGACCTACTATAGCAATCGCTATCATGCAAAGTATGATCAAAACGAGTAGAGAAATGGATCTACGCCATATATAGGTCCATATAAAATCGATTAGATCAATAATAAGGTCGATAAGAATACTGAGCATTTTGATTACAAATTATTTGTTTTCAAAACTATACCGCATACAGAAATGTTGTGCGGTTTTTTATTGCCGACAATTTCTCCTACATAGAGTTAAAACAATGCGTAAAAGTTTATTTATGAGTCGATTATCTTTGGCTTGCTCAATGATCGTGGAAAGTTTTGGCCGATTAGGAAGATCGATGGCTGCTGGGTATTCAATGCCATCACCAAGTCCAGTCTTTTTAAACTCTCGATTTTTCCATAAACCAAATAAGCCAAGCTTCAACCGTATTGGTCAAAAGAAACGTCGTCTATATGCACGTCGACTAGGAAAACATTAATAAATAAAGGAGTGCTTATGAACATCATAGAAGCACGTAAGCACTTAAAAAAATACCAAGCAGAACTCAACAAGTACCAAAGCTTATCTCGTGAATTAATGGGCTATGACGATTTAATTCATACAGACAAGAAGATTACCTATTTCAAGAAGTGCATAGCGAACATTAGAGAACAGATCAATGCTCACTAAGATACTCAGCATATTCGCATTCTTCATGCAGTTTTTTAAACCCCAACAAAAGGAAGTCATCATGACTAATTTAGAGCAACAACCACAAACAGCACAACCAACAACTGAGCAATCTACAGAAAGCACAATTACAACTATTGCAACAGAAGCAGAAGGTGTAATCAAAAAAGGTGTTGAAGATTTAGAAAAAGCTTACAGCTTCATCCAACATGGTGTTGATCTGCTAGGTCCCGATGCTAAGTCTGAACTCTTAACACTTGCGATTAAGTTTCTTTAATCCAACAGCTCAAGGACGAGCAACTATGCGAAGTAATCAACGTTTAAACGCGGTTAGATCATTGCCTTGTGTGAAGTGTGGTAGTCCTTACTCTCAAGCAGCACATAGTAATTTTACTGAGCATGGGAAAGGTCGAGGCATTAAGGCCAGTGATGAATACACGATACCGCTTTGCCATAAGTGCCATTATGAGTTCGACACGTACTCAAGTATGAAACGTGATGAGTCGAAGTTGTGGTTTGAGCAGATGCTGGCTAAGACGAATCGGATGTTATCGATGAACGAGACAGAAATATTCTAGTCCGAAATTTGTAGTTTTATGGGTAACTAAACGTGGGGAAATGACGATGGATCTAAAACAAACATTCGTCATTAAGTCTCATACTGATCAGTTACGAGTTCAAGACTGCTTAAGCAGAAATAGAGAAGAAGCTTTAGAAAATAAGACACCTCTCATTGTTAAGATATCAACTAAACAAGAAGATCGAAGTGCAGCGCAAAATAGACTGTACTGGAAATGGCTCAATGAGTGGTCTAAACATATTGGATCGGATAAAGACTCAGAGCATTTCTATTTTAAGAAGAAATTTCTCATAGGGATATATAACCGAGATGATGCTGAATTTGCTGAGATGTGCCAAGCGATAAAGCAGCTTAAAAATAATGAGCAGGAAGAGTACGAAGCAATAGCTCAGCATGTTATTCGTATGACCAGTACAACGAAAGCGACAGTGGCTCAAATGAGCGAGTACTTAAATAACATTCATGATTTTTGTGTATTGCAGGGGAAGTATTTAGAAGCACCTGATGATTTGCGTTGGGCGGTTGATTATTAAATCCAAATAAGTTATTTATGATTTATCAGTACTATTGAGACTACCAATGCCAACTACTCAACAAAAAGAAGCTTTAGAGAATACAGTTAGAAAATTATATAAAGTTGAACCTAAAGAATATTATGTAAATTATGGTATACAAAAGGGTACCGAAACAGCAGAAGTCATATGGTACGGAGGTGGAGTACCGTCAGAGTTTGAATGGGAGAAAAATAACTATGATCCGGACCCATCATATGTATGGGCTCTAGTGAGAGATTATAGAGACTAAAGACACAGCCACCTTCGGGTGGTTTTTTAATACCTACAGGATATAAACATGACGGAGTTAAAATTAACTCCGAAGCAAGAACAATTTTGCCAACTCTATATTGAATTGGGGAACGCTTCGGAGGCGTATCGACAAGCCTACGATGCGGATTCAATGAGTGAGGGCACAGTAAATACCAAAGCAAGTGAATTGCTCAAGAACGGTAAGATTACGGTAAGGTTGAAGCAAATAAGAACACATCACCAAGTAAGACATAACATCACAGTTGATATGCTACTTGATGAATTAGAACAAGCTCGACTTGCCGCTAAAGGTGATGAAACACGCAGACCCCAAGCTAATGTGATGATTGCAGCAACAATGGGAAAAGCTAAAATACTTGGCTTAGATCGAATTTCAAGATTAGTTGCTAAAAAGCATGAATTAGAGATTGCTAAAATCGAAGCAGAAAACAATGAAGATGGCGACAATACAGTTCAGATAAACATTGTTAGGGTGGGGAAAGATGCAAATTGACTTCACGCTTACCGCTCCACAAGATGACTTTGTATTTAGTACAGCACAATATCCCTTATTTGTTGGTGGTTTTGGTGCAGGGAAATCAGAAAGTCTATTCAAGCGCCTGATTATACAAAAGTTGACTTATCCCAAACTCAACCAAGGCTATTTTGCACCGACACATGACCTTATTCGATTGATTGCATTTCCACGTATCTCTGAATTGCTTAGAGAATGCGGACTTAGTTTTAAGTTGAACAAGGCTGAAAAGGTTTTTTATATTGCTGGGTATGGCGAAATTGTTTGTCGCAGTATGGAAAATGCCGACTCGATTGTAGGTTTTGAAATTGCAGATGCTGTCATTGATGAGCTAGATACTTTAAAAACTGAACATGCTCAGAATGCATGGAACAAGATTATTGCTCGATGCCGTCAACGTAAGCCGAATAAGATTGCAAATACCTGTGCAGTGGGAACAACACCTGAAGGTTTTAGATTCTGTTATGAACGCTGGGAAAAGAAAGCCAGTAGCAAATATGTACTTTATAGAGCACCAACGCGATCTAATCCATATTTACCCGAAAGTTATATTGAGGGTTTAAGAGAATCCTATCCACCACAGTTGCTAGATGCTTATTTAGAAGGGCGTTTTGTCAATTTAACGAGTGGTGCTGTTTATCCTGAGTTTAATCGTACATTGAATCACAGTGATGTCAGTATTGTTGATAAAGAGCCATTGCATATCGGCATGGACTTCAACGTTTTAAAAATGGCAGCAGTAGTTTTTGTGGTTCGTGATGGTTTGCCTTACGTGGTAGATGAATTGGTTAATGTCCGGGATACGCCTGCAATGGCTGAGTTAATCAAAACAAGATATCCCAATCATCATATTACGATTTATCCAGATGCGGCAGGGCAAGCGAAATCATCTAAGAACAGTAGTGAATCTGACCACAGCATTTTAAGACAAGCAGGCTTCTCATTGGTTGTTGATGGTACAAACCCTGCAATTAAGGACAGATTGAATGCATGTAATGCCATGATCCTTAATGCTCAAGGCGAACGACGATTATTTGTAAATACGGATAAGTGTCCAAATCTTACAGAGGCATTAGAACAACAGGCGTATGACAAGCATGGTATGCCTGATAAAGAAGGCGGTTTTGATCATGCCTTAGATGCGTTTGGTTATTACGTTGTTAAACGATTCCCGATTGTTAAGAAAACGGTTCAAGTGCCTGTCAGATTCTCATTTTAGGTTTTTATTATGGCTAATTATGAATTTCAAAGACCTGAGTATGTTGAGGCTCAGGCAGCATGGACTTTGGTTAGAGACTGTGTGAAAGGGTCTAAAGCGATTAAGGCACAAGGTATAATTTATCTGCCTATGCCCAATCCTGATGATAAAAGCGATCGAAACGAAGCTAGATACTATGCACTGCTTAAACGAGCAATGTTCTTAAACGTCACAGCACGTACGAAAGTTGGTTTGATTGGTGCGGTTTTTCGTAAGACAGCAGAAGTTAGTTTGCCCGATGAAATATCGTATCTGCAAGACAATGCAAGTGGTAATGGGCAACAGCTAGAACAACTTGCAAAGCGTAGCGTGGGTGAGGTTTTAGAGTCAGGTCGAGCAGGGATATTTACAGACTATGCAACGATTGATACATCGAACATTATTAATACTGTAAAAGCTGCAACAGATGGGCAAAAAGCATATATGCATCTGTATATCGCGGATAACATTATTAACTGGCGTGAAGATGTAATTAACGGTGTGAGCTGTCTTGTTCTTGTTGTGCTTCAGGAGAATTATACGGATGTCGCAGACGATGGGTTTACATTTACAACTCAGCTTCAGTATCGGGCTTTAACGCTAGAAAATGGTGTGTATCGACATAGATTGTTTCGTAATGGTGAAACCATTGTGGATTCTATACCTGCCGATTATAACGGTAAGCCATTTGATCACATTCCATTTCATTTTATTGGCTCTGAAGATAATGACTCTACGATTGATAAAGCACCTTTAGAGGACTTGGCAGAAGTAAATATTCTGCATTATGGGAACAGTGCCACAGTTGAAGAATCAGGTTTTATTTCATCACAGCCGACATTGTTTTTTACCACTGATATTGCACAAGATGAATTTGAGAAATGGAATCCAAATGGTATCCAGGTCGGATCTACATCAGGCTATTCACTAGGTAAACAAGGGCAAGCTAATCTTGTTCAAGCAGAAGAATCACAGCTTGCTTTAAAGCTCATGGAGCAAAAAGAAAGCCAAATGTTAATGATTGGTGCTCGTATTGTTCAAGGTGCAGGGCAAGCAGAAACAGCCGAAGCCGTTCGCATTCGTTATTCAAGTGATAATTCAATATTAGGTACAGTTGCAGGGAATGTATCTGATGCAATCAAAAATGCGATTATTGATGCGCTGCTTTACATGAAAGGCGATAGTAATGCAGATGATGTGACGTACTGGCTGAATCAAGAGTTCTTTCCTGAAACAATGGCTGCACAAGATATCTTGGCACAAATTCAGTTGTGGCAAAAAGGCATTATTGCAAAGTCAGACATTAGAACAAGTTTGCGACAAGCAGATTTACTTGATGCTGATCGAAGTGATGATGAAATTGATACTGAGCTTCAAGATGAACCACCGATTCAGGGTGATGCACTAGGAAGCTTAAACGCAAATCAAGGTGTATCAAATGGCACAGGTGAATGATGCAGTTACTCGCCATCAGGTCCATATTCTGAGATATGGGAATGGTTTGTTTAAAGACCTCGTTCCATATCTAGAAAAAGCCATTAAAGCGGCTAAATTAGCTCTTTTTGACTTTGGTGATGGTTATTCACAAGAGTTAAGATTAAAACAGCTACAAGACGATTTGAATGCAATCTACAAAGAGATGCATGATCGTGGGATTGATTTGTTTTCAGATTTTGCGAATTACGAAGCATCTTTTAATGAAAAGCTACTTAACCAGGAAACAAAACCTGATGTTGGTGTTCAATCAGCGAATGTAGATGATATTGCGACAAGACCACTCAAGCTTGAGGTTGGTCAAGGTACACAAAGCATCAATATCACAGGCGCATTGCAATCTTTAGGGATTAAGCAGTCAGCCGATATTATTTCTGAAATACATTTAGGCAGTGCAAATGATGAGAATATCAATGATATTGCCAAACGTATTAATGATGGTGTTACGAAATACAAGCAACAGCTACAGTCAGTCGCATTAACACTTACCAATCATGTAGCGACTGAAGCACGATTAGACACGTTCAAAGCCAATAGCGATATTTTAGATGGTTGGCGTTGGGTATCGACACTCGACAGTCGAACCTCAGCAATATGCCAAGCAAGAGATCAAGAAATATTGCCCTTAGATTCACCCATCAAACCACCAGCACATTATCGTTGTAGATCGACATTGGTTCCTGTGATTAAAAAACAGTATGCAGTTGATGTTGATTTTAAACGCCCTGCGGTTGGAGTAGATGGAACACAGCAAGTCAGTGCAAAGACTTCATATCAAGATTGGCTGGCAAAACAGCCGTCATCATTTCAGAAAGATGTATTAGGGCCTACACGTGCAAAGTTATTCAAAGATGGGAATCTGACACTGGATAAGTTTATTGATAGTGACGGTAATACGCTGACACTTGATGAGCTTAAACAAAAAGAGCCTCAAGCATTTAAACGTGCAGGGCTTGCCAACTAATTTAAACAAAGAAATACGCCACCTTTCGAGGTGGTTTTTTTATGCCTGATGGTCGGGTACAAAATTACTTGGAGTAAATCATGAAATACAAAATCAATGCTGAAGAATTTGCTGCACTTTCTGAGGAGCTTAAAAAACTCTACGAACAAAGCGGTGAAGAATATGTTCTGAAGGTAGATGGTCTACCGCAGCAAGAAGATGTTGCAGAGCTTAAAGCAAGTCATCAAAAGTTACTTGATGAAAAGAAAGCTGAAGCAGAAAAGCGTCGTCTTGCAGAAGAACAGGCTCGAAAAGAAGCGGAAGAACGCGCAAAAAAACAGGGTGATTTTGAGCAGCTTTCCAAATCTTATGAGCAAAAGCTTCAAGAGCAAGAATCTAAATACCAAGCATTGATTCAAAAAAATGAACAGCGAGAGATTCAAGCGACAGCCAATCGTATTGCAGGAAAAATTGCTGATGGCCCTAACGCTGAAATCATTTCTGAATTTATCTCAAAACGCCTCAAAGTTTCCGAGGGCGTGGTGCGTGTTACAGACGATGCAGGGACATTAACCATTAGTTCAGAAGATCAGCTTGCCGATGAGTTTAAAAGCAATCCTCGTTATGCCTCATTGGTGCGCGGAAGTCTTGCTACAGGCGGTGGTGCGACAGGTTCAAATGGCACGACAAATAAACCATTCAAAGAAATGAATGACGAAGAACGTACTCAACTTTACAAACAAAACCCTGAAAAATTCAATCAATTAGTAAAAGGTGCTTAATCCATGGCAATTAATACAATCGACTCGATCATCACAGGTAAACTTCCTGTTCTTGCATCGTATTTAACAGAAGATCCAGTTGAGAAAACAGCGTTTTTCCAATCAGGTATCCTAACAGCAACACCTTATGCACAAGAAATTGCATCAGGCCCATCATCAATTGCAGAAATCCCATACTGGAAACCAATTGATGCAAGCCAAGAGCCAAACTACTCAAATGATGTAGCAACTGACATTGCACAAACAAAAGCTGTGCAAACAGATGAAATGTTTTGCCGTGTTGCTTATCTTAACGATGGTTTTGGACAAGCAGATTTAACAGTCGAGCTTACTTCGAAAAACCCTCTACAGTCTATCGCTTCACGTTTAGATGATTATTGGCAGCGTCAGATTTCAAAGCGTCTCATTGCAACAACGCTCGGTATTAAAGCTGAAAATGTGTTAAATGGTGCTAGCGATATGATTATCACTGCGCCAAAAGGTTTTGAAGCTGGTGCATTTATTGATGCGACACAAACACTAGGTGATGCATTGGGTACAGGTACGCTTGCTGGTATCGGTGTACATTCTTATGTGTATGGTCAAATGCGTAAAGAAGGTCTAATCGACTTTATTCGTGATAATGACAACAACACGCTTTTTGCAACTTACCAAGGTTCACGAATCATTGTTGATGATGGAATGACTGTAACAGGTCAGGGTGCAGATCGTGTATTTACAAGTGTACTCTTTGGTAGTGGATCAATTGGTTATGGTGATGGTTCTCCAGAGAATCCATTGGAATACCAACGTGACGCATCCGCAGGTAATGGTGGTGGTATTGAGAAGCTTTGGACACGTAAAACGGTCTTAATCCATCCACTTGGTTATTCATTCACTTCAAATACGATCAGCGGTAATGGCTCATCTGATAATGGCAAAAAATCTGCATCATTATCTGACTTAGCACTTGCTGCGAACTGGCAACGTAAATATGAGCGCAAGCTTGTTCCATTGGCGTTCTTAGAAACGAAAGTTGCTTAAATTTTTATGCCTCACATGATGTGGGGCTTTTTTATGGGAGTAAATATCATGGCTAAGGGGCTACCTCATTCTACGGCTGATTTACAGGCACAGATCGATATACTCAAAGCGCAAGTTGCTGCACTTCAAGCAGCACAAACGAAGCCTTCAGCATGAGAAATAATGTAATTAAAGAACAGGTTCGCATTGAGCCTGTTTTATCCAATAAAGCACAGGCAGGGTTAGAGAATAATGACGACCTTCATCACAAGCGACCAAGTGGACGAAGTTCTCGGGAGCAGTTGGGCAAGCGACCAAGCAACAAAAAATAAGGCAGTCCTGAAAGCTAATGCATACATGACAAGTTTGCGTCTTGCGAACTTTGATCCAAAAAATATTCCTCAAGATATGATCAATGCAGGTGCTTACATTGCATCGGTAGCAAGTAGTGGACAGCTATTTGCACAAAAAGAAAATTCAGGTGTTGTGCTATCAAGCATGGTGAAAGCGGATGGTGTTGAAACAACGGAAACATACGCCGGCATTAATACAGAAAACGAAAGCCTATTGCCTGATGATTTGCAGTTCGCCCTTGCGTTACTTTCTAGTTATAGATCAAATCCACTCGCATTTAATGTATTTCGGTGATTGATATGGGCATTCGAGATAAGGTTCAAAGTCGGTTAGGTAAGGCATTTAATACCAAGCTGTCAGATGCAGTGGATACCTTTACCTGTTCAAAAGTGACTTACTCAGGCAAATACAATCCTGTCACTGAGCAATATGAAGGTGAGCAAACCGTGACGTATCAAGGCCGTGGGGTGTTATTTGGCTCGTATCAAAAAGACCTAGTAAAGCCGAGTGATTATCAGGCTGATGATGCAAAGGCTACAGTTCTGCAGAATGAAGTTACGGCAGAACCTCAAATAAACGATGTTTGGGTAACTAGTAAGGGTAATTTTAAGATTATTAATATTGGTGCCGACCCAACGGATAGTATTTGGAAAGTTCAGTTAAGGAGAGCGTAGATGTTATATATTGATGATATGGATTTAATCCAAGAGGCAACCAATAAAGATGGTGTAGAGCATGTACGTGTTATGTCTAAAGCTCAAATTAAACAAATATTTCTTGATGGCCATGAAGTCACACACGTTTATTATGCCGATAGTCTCAAAGGTGTATTAATTAAACATAAGCTAACAGTAGATGGAAGAATGTTGGCTGTAGATGGCAAGCCAATTAATGAAATTCTCTTTGGCAAAGTAAAAATTGTTTATGGGTAATTTTTTAGCTACTTTGGGAGATATTCATGGGCTGGACATTAAATCCTAGTGAATTTTCAAAGATGATCGAATCTGATCTCACTGAAAGACAACGAGCTATTGCCTTAACTGCTTTGACAGGAATTGTTTCCCAATCACCTGTAGATAAGGGTGTATTTCGTGGCTCTCATAATCTGAGTATTGGACAACCTGATTATAACTATAATCCGAATAATGCCGATAAGACTGGACAAGCGACTATCTCGAAAGGGATTTCTAAGCTTAATGGTCTTGTGCCATTTACCACGGTATATATTCAAACCAATGCACCACAGGCAATGAAAATTGAATACGGTACATTCACTGAAAAGCCTGAAACGGTTAAAACGATTAATGGTTACTCAAAGCAAGCACCCAAAGGCTTATATAGTCTTACATTCCAACTCGTACAAGAGAAATATAAATGATGACACTCACACAGGCTCATACCGCTTTACTTGAGCGTGTGAGTCAATTCACTGGTATAGATCAAAGTCGTATCTTATACCCACAAAGCAAACAGCCATTTACAGTTCCAGCAAGCGGTCTGTGGTGTTCGGTTGATATTCTTGCAAGTCAATCGCTGATTAGTGGTATTGCTGATAGCCCTCAGACACGCAGAACATCAATCATTCAAATTACATGCTATGCACGACCCAATACAGGGTTAAATGCGCTAAATAGTTTAGTGGATGCTTGGCTAAGTCATTTGGAATATTACCAAATAGAGCAACTCGAATGCCTAAATGGTGAAGTCGTACAAGATGAGAATACTGATTTCGTCATGCGATATATTCGGGTGCCTTATCGTATTAACTAAACTTTTAGTTGTATAAGTGAGTTTTACAACTAGAACTGCTCGAATAAAACTTGACAGAAATACATAATCTTTTTTGCGAAGCCAACCTAACAAGTTGGCTTTTTTAGTGCCTGTAAAAAGGCATTCACCACTGGCTAGGCTGATCCCCGAACAGAAGATGGTCCTTTGACTGCTCATTTTATCTTCTTGCCAGTGTTCTTTTTTAATGAGCAGTTGGAGCATAAAAAATGAATGCAAAATCAAATTACACACCAATGATAGTACCATTCCATAGTGCTGAATTATTGATTATTGAATACAATGGACAGCCATATACACCGATGAAACCAATCGTTGAAGGTATGGGTTTAGCGTGGCAATCTCAGCATGAAAAGCTGAAAAATAGGTTCAACTCAACTATCACGGAAATCATGATGGTTGCTCAAGATGGTAAGCAACGACTAATGACATGCTTACCATTGAAAAAATTATTCGGTTGGATGATGACTATAAGCCCAAATAAGGTTAAGCCAGAATTAAAAGATACCATTATCAAGTATCAGAACGAATGTGATGATGTTTTGTGGGACTATTGGACAGGTAAATTAAATGCACAAAGAAAGGCATTTGATGAATTTAATAAAATTGAATTTGATGACAAATTATCCAAAGCTAAAGCTACTGTCTCTAGCTTAGGTATGCACGCCCGAAAACGCGAAAAGAAAATTAATGAAAAAAGACGAGATAATTGGCTAAGAATAAATGTTGGTCTTTTAGATTTAGGGGATTGATACCATGTCAGATATTGATAAAGATGACGAATATATAGATATACGTCAAGAGCTTGAAATTATGACTCACGCTGAGCTTGTTGCAGAGGTAATTTCTCGGATCAAAGATCAACGAAAAATGCTTGTCGATAATTGGCACGAAAACAAAAAATTAAAACAAGAAGTGCAGGATAGTCGCAAATTCATAACTGATACAGCAGACCAAATTCAAAAATGGGAAGATGATGTCGCCCTAGTGATTGCGAAAGGTCTTTACTGGAAAAGATCATTCTACTTCCTCTTATTTCTAGTCAGTATCATGTTTATTCTTACACTCAATCAACGTTAAACCCTCACACCGTCGGTGTTTAATTTTATCTACCACCACTCAGGTGGTTTTTTTACATCTAAAAAAGGAGTAAGCCATGTCTAGTGGTGCTCGTATTAAACTTTATTACTGTGCTGAAGATACACCAGGCACAACCCCAAGCACACCAGTTTGGAAAACCGTACGTCGTGTTAATGATGGTCTGACTGAGAACGTCACCACTGCAAAATCTGATAGTGTTGTCGATACACGCTTTCGTCAAGGTGGTATGGCCACTGAATCAGAAATTACAGGTACGTTAGAAGTCGAATTGTCTGTACTTCTATTTGATGATTTCTTATCAGCCGTTGCAATGAACGATTGGAACAATGATGTGCTGAATTTTGGTGGTAATACACGTAAGACATTCACATTCGTCAAAGTCTTTGATGATATTGGTCAGGTCTTTATTTACCGTGGTGTGCGCTTCAATCAAGCAACACTCAGTATTCAAACCACAGGTAAGATTTCAACAAAGTTCAACTTGATGGGTACTGACTTTGAACGTGCCTCAGCAAATCCTGTAACCAACCCTCAACCTGTCGCTGATTCTGTCATCGTATCTGCTCTAAATGTAGGTGCATTGACTGTAAATGGTCAGAGTGTTGTTGGTACAGCTTGTCTGCAATCTGCCGAATTGACCGTTAATAACAACCTTGAAGCAATCCGTTGTATTGGTAATCAGAAACTATCTGCTCAAACGTATTTAGAAAAGATGGTCGATATTACATTGAATACATCGTATTCATTCTCTGCTCAGTCAGCGACTTATATCGACTACATCAAAACCCGTGCAACGATGCCAGTACACTTTGAAATTGCAGATCCAAAAGGGAACAAGTACGCCTTTGACTTCCCACAGCTTGAGGTTGCAGAAGCCAATCACCCTGATGGTGGTGCAGAAGATATGATTAACGTCAGCATCAACTATAACCATATCAAAGTGTCACCAACCATCACACGTACGTTAGCTAAAACAGGAGGTTAATACATGCTGATTAAGATTGAACAACCGCCTAAAGCTGAGTTCTCACAAGTTTGGTGTGATTATAAAGATGGGGTTCGACTGCTCATTGCTAGTTCAAATAAGCCATCATTTAACCGTGCACTTGAGCTGAATAACATGCAAGCCGAACAAGAGCTGCAAGGTGCAAAAGCAATTACAGATGATACAGCAGAAGGCTCTAAGTTAGCCTTTAATCGTGCAATCTCTCATTTGTTGCTTGGTTGGACTGGTATTGATGCAGAGCCGAACAAGCCGTTTGAATACAGTGCTAAAAATGCTGAGATTCTCTGCACACAAACGCAAGAGTCATTAGAGATAGCGACCTTTGTTATCAATAAAGCATTTGAACTTGAAAAGGATCGTACAACCAAGCTGGCTGAAGAAGTGGGAAAGTCCTCAGACTCTACGAGCAACGAAAGTACGGAATAACGACTGAGCATCAGAGAAAACAACGTGAGGCTTTGGGGCTTAAAGCTCCTGAGCCAATCAAGCCAAGTTTTACCGCATCTTATATTTTAGGTGCGTTTAACATTATTTCTCGTTCACGTCGTTATATCGAAGCAATACCTCTTGATCTATCACTACAAGATATTCAGGCGTACTTTCAGGTATATGGCTGTGATATTGAAACAGTGGTATTTGTAGAGAGTATCTTTGCCTTAGATGATAAGTTTTTGAAAGATGCGAGGACTGCTAAATAGTGGTCTTCAGTCTTAAAATGCCTTATATTTGCTTTAATAATTAGGAGTGAATATGAAAAAAATAATTTTAGGGTGTTTAATTTCTCTTACGGTTAGTAGTGCTTTCGCTGAAAGATTCCATGCAGAAGATTACTCAAAAGTCTTAGAAAATCTTAGTGGGGATAAAGCACAAATATTTGAAAAATCTAAACAGTGGGTAGCTCAAAACTTTAATTCATCAAAAGATGTATTGCAGTATGAGAACAAAGATCAAGGGAGATTGATTGTAAAAGGGACAACCTCTCCTAAATGTGATAGTCAGGTAGGAAAACTGGAGTGCTATGGTTATTCTCAAGCTCACATCGGATTCACTCTAACTATAGACATACAAGACCACAGAGCAAGATTACTTTTTCAGAATATGAATTATGCACTACACAATAATGTGCCTCTTGATGACCCTATTACAGATAGATTAGTCAAAAATCGTTTTAATGACGTTATAGATAGTTTTCAGGCACAGGAGTCTGGAGTATCTGATAAATGGTAATTTAAACTTAAATTTAACCCGCTTTTACAGCGGGTTTTTTTATTGCCTGAAATTTGGAGAAAACTATGGCAGAAGCTCAAAGTCGCTTAGTTATTGAGATTAGCTCAGACAATGCCAAAAAGAATGCAGAAGCATTAGACTCAGCATTAAAAGGTGTAGATAAAAGTGGCAACGATGCAAGTAACTCGATTAAGAGCTTCGGTGAGAATGCCAATAAATCAAGCCAAGGTATTACTGCTCTTACTGCATCTGCAAAAAAGCTCGCAGTGGTTATGGGTGGTTATCTCTCTATATCTGAAGCTATTCAAAAATCAGATGTGTATACAGGATTACAAAACAGACTAAAGCTTGTAACGAAAAGTCAGTCTGAGCTAAATCAGGCAATGACTGATACATTTAAAATTGCTCAGAATACACATCAATCTTGGGAAAGTGCAGCTCAGGTATATCAAGGCTTTGCAAATAATGCAAAAGTGCTTGGTCTAACGATGCAACATACAGCACAAATTACCGAGACCGTATCTAAAGCGATTGCGATTAGTGGATCTAGTGCAATGGCATCTGAAGCAGCATTGGTTCAGTTTAACCAAGCCTTATCAGCAGGTGCATTGCGTGGTGAAGATTTAAACTCTGTTCTTGAACAGGCTCCTGGACTTGCAAAAGCTATTGCTCAAGGTATGGGAATTACAGTTGGTCAGCTACGTACAGTTGCGGCAACTGGTGCAATTACTTCCGAAGCAATCGTTAAAGCACTTGATAAATCTAAAGCATCTGTAGATCAACTTTTTGCTAAGACATCACCAACGCTCGGTCAATCATTTACTGTACTAAGTAATGAAGTCACAAAGTTTGTAGGTGAAACAGGTAAGGCAAGCGGTAGTGCAAAAGCACTCGCAGATGGTATTCAATTTATTGCAACCAATTTCAATACGTTTGCTACGCTTGGCATATCTGCGCTTATGGGCATGATTACGGCACAAATCGTTAAGCAAACCATTGCTATAGGCACAAGCATTATTACGTGGAATGCTGAAACACGTGCTGTACTTGCAAATAACGCGGCAAAAATGACAGCCCTTACAGTTGGGCGCTCATTAATAGGTGTATTTGGTGGCCCTGTAGGTTTAGGTGTAACGGTTGCAGGTGCAGCAGCAGCTTATCTTTTGATGAGAGATAACACCAATCAGTCAACTCAAGCACTGATAGAAAACTCTAAATATGCACAACAGACCACAGCAGATTTACTTAAACTACAAGGTGCACAAAAGAGAGGTGCACAAGAGGATTTAGGTAAGACTTACGGTGATTTGGCTAAAAAGATGAAAGAGCTGTCTGGTCAGTACAATGCTCAAGTTATTGATATTCAGAACAGCAATAAAGAAAACTATCAGGTTGTTGAAATATCTAACAAGGTTCGACAAGGCATTATTAGCAAAGGTGAAGCTTTAAGAGAATTAAATAAGATTCCAACAGTTACACCTGATCAAATTGAGAAGTTGAGTGATTTATATGACCAGTACACTGATACAAGCAAAACGCTTCTAGATGTTAAAGGTAAACTAGATTCGTTAAAAACAGGTATTGATCAAAGCTCTGACGCAGCACGACAAGCAGCTGCAAACCAAGAAATGTATAACCAAAAAATACGTGACTTGAAGAAGCTAACAGATACTCAGAATCTAAAAACTCAATATCAGTTAAATACTGAAAAGTTAAATGGTGGCACTGAACGTGGCGCTCGTTATGTGGAATTTATTGTAAAGTGGCGTGAAGATAATAAGATTCCGTTTAACCAAAATTTAACGAAAGAGCAAAAGAAAATTTCTGATGATCAATTTAATCTTCAGGATAAATTAAAAGATACTCAGGAAGATAATGCCAGAGCTGCTAAAGAACTAACAAAAGAGAAAGAGCGTCAAGCCGTTCTTGATCTTAGTGCAAATGAGCAACTTGCTCGAGGCTATCAAATCTATCAAGCTTTTTTAAAAGCTGGCTTAGGAAAAAACCAAGCACTTGCAATGGCTGCACAAGTTGGTCGTGAGAATGACTTTAATGACAAATACTTGTTTGGTTCTCATATTGATGCGAATAACAAAAAAACAAATGTTGGCATGTTTTCGTATCAAGGAGATAGAGCAACTGATCTTATACGTGAATTACGCTCAAAAGACCTATTGAATGATGATGGCACGATTAAAAACAACCAGAGTGCTATTGATGCACAAGCAAAATTTGCAATCCGTGAAATCACAACAAATGGTTCATATAAGCAGACTAAGAATGCTCTAACTAATGAATCATTGAGCCAATCTGAATTGTCTAAGATTATTGGAACCAATTACGTTAGATGGGATTATAACGGCAATAGAATTGGTGCGAGTAAGGCAGAAGGTGCGAAAGCAAAGGAGCAAAACTATCGAGATCAGTTAGCCAATATAGTTAATAAAAATGGTGATTCAAGTGATCTTGACATTAGTAAGCTTGGTGCAGATGAAGATAAGCTTTATGAAATTAAACTCCAACTTGCTGAAAAGTTCTACACCAAAGATCAAAAGTTGCAGCAAGACCATGACAAAGAGCTTCGTGATATACGTCTAACTTATACAGGATCTGAACAAGCAGAAAAGTTAAAGCAATCTGAGTCACAGTTTCAGAATCAGAAAAAGCTAAATGATCTGCAATTTGAGCAATCTGTAAATGGTTGGTCTTGGGTTGGTGAGCAGAAAATCACTAAAGATGCTGAAGTCAAAAAAGCTGTTATTGACTCAACAATTGACTTAACTGATAAGCAAAAAGAGCTTGCCAAGAAAGGTATTGATGATCAGGCGAATTATGAAATTAATGCTTTTAGAAAGACTCAAGCTTTAAAAGTTCAGGATTTGCAGACTAAGATTAATCAGCAGCTTGGGAAAGCACAGTCGGAATCTATAGAAGCTCAAGCTAAAGTTAGAGGTGTTATGTCACCTAGTGCTTTGGCTACATGGCAACTTCAAAACCAATATAGTGGTGAGTTAAGTACAGCTTTTGATGATCATGATAAAAATGTTCGTGATATTAATAAAACCAATGAAAAAGGTGATTATGAACTTACAGATGCAAAAGAACGTCAAAAACTATTACTTCAAGCACACGATACATATGAAGCTCAGAAGCTTGCTATTACCCAAAAATATGCAAATCAAGCAGAAGAGCTGAAAGTCACTCAAACGCAAAACCAATTGCAGTTATACAGTCAACTTACTAGCCAAGCATCAGAAGTTTGGGGGTCAATGACTGACATGGTTAAGCAGGCACGAGGTGAAAACTCAAGAGAATACAAGGCTATGTTCCTGATGCAAAAAGCAATGGCAATTGGTCAACAGATTATTAATACCGAGTTGGCAGCAGGGGCAACTACTGCGCAAACAGGTATTTTTGGTATACCAGCAGCTACAGCAATTCGTGCGATGGGTTATGCATCGGTTGGACTTATTGCCGCCCAGACCATAGCGGGCTTCTCAAACGGTGGTTACACTGGTGATGGTGGTGTGTTTGAACCTGCAGGTGTGGTGCATAAAGGTGAGGTTGTGTTCTCACAAGCAGATATTGCTCGACTTGGTGGTGTATCTGCGGTTGAGGGTATCCGAAAGGGTATTCGTGGTTATTCTGATGGTGGTGTCGTTGGTGGCGCTTCTAGCTCAATTTCGAGTCAGTTGAGTAGCAATAGTCAATCACAAGGTGATGTGAATATCTCTGTGAGTGTAGCTGATTCAGGGGTGACAACATCAGGGGCAAGTACAGATAACCAAAAACAACTCGGGCAGATGATTGGAAATGCAGTGCGTACAGTAATTCGGCAAGAACAACGACAAGGAGGGCTACTGAGTAAATAACTATGAGCGACAGACAATTCACATTCAAGTCTGATTTAGACGGCAACTCAAATACCCAAACCTTTAATGTGGCTTCAAATATTTTCGGTGATGGATATGAGCAACATGCATCTATTGGATTGAACAATAAAAAAGGGCAGTGGAATTATCAAAGAACGGCTTTGAAAGATGAAATTATCGCGATTAAGGCATTCTTTGATGATCATCAAGGGGCAGATTCATTTCTATGGGAATCACCACTTGATGGCACTGTTCGAGTTAAAACAGATACGAGTTACACACCAACATGCTTAGGCGGTAGTGCGTGGCGAATCTCAACCACATTTAAACAGCAGTTTTAAAATCAAATCAATCAATGCACCGAAAGGTGCTTTTTTTATGTCAAAAATTTGGAGTCGATATGACGAAGCAAACCGTAAATATTGGGAATAATGCAAACGATGGTTCAGGTGATCCTGCACGAACTGCATTTACGAAGATTAATCAGACCATGAGTGAAATTTATAGCACTCTTGGCGATGGAAATAATTTGTATGGTATTGGCACTACTGCAAACCAAATTATGCAAGTGGGTGCATTTGGAATTGGTTCAGGTGATGAGCAATTTGGAGTTATACCAATTTCAGGTTTTAATTCAGATGCATCAAACAAATATGTCCTACTCATGAAAAATGAAAGTGGTGCAAAAGATGCGCGGTTAATTCGTGGAACGGTTTACTTAGAGCGTGGTGAAAGTTATGCAGTAAATCAGGTTGTCGCTGTTGATGTTTATATGTCTAGAGCATATTTGGACATACAGTATACTTTTGGGTCAGTATGTTCAAATGTGGGAGACTTAAATCTTGTTACGGTTACCTATAATGGACAAAGTTATTATGCATTAAAGTTTTATTCAAATGCTTTTGGTCGAAGATTCTTTGTGGGTACACGACACAATCCGAGCAATGATATTTTTATTGTCGCACCATCGGATATTTCTAATGAAGCAGTAATTACAAAAATTGGTCCAGTAAGAACAGGTACAAATACAACAGTCGATGGTAATGGTTATTTAAAGCCATCTTCACCTGTTGTTCGTTTGTATGCCAATAGCATTGAACTCATTAATGAAGCAAATGGTAAAGGAATTACCTTTGAAAAACTTGCTGTGGGTAACTATCTCGTTAAAAACACCACAGGTTTGCGTGATGATGGTTGGTACATTGAAACACCACGCGACAATAATGGGAATGTCTTAGTCTTTGTTGAATACACGCAGCTAGACAATAAGGATATTTCAGTTAAAACCTATAAAAAGAAATTTGATATTGATACCGCATCTATTGTTGCTGACCATGATAACCCAATGGATATTCCTCAAGATCGTTGGATTGATTTACGATTTAATGATTATCCAGTCACAGAACAGCAACCAACACCTGAAGCCACTTCTTAAACGAGTGGCTTTTTTTATGGGAGTCAATCATGTCTTTAGCTTCTGATGTACAAAAGCTCTATGTTGATGGGCTGATTACACTGTTTGAATTAGATGCTACCAATTTGGGTGCAGGAGTACTACGGTTTCATGGCCATATTTCTTATCAGGATTGGCAACGTATCTATGCAACAGTAGACCATACCAATATCACTGCCGATTCCACCACATTACATGCAGATAAGGTTTTTGATACTGGTACTGAGCAAGTGTGGTATCGCAATATCATTTTTAATGGCCAAACTTATGAGCCGATGGCCCTACAAGTTGATGGCTTAGAAATGAGTTCAACAGGTAAAGCCTCTACACCAACTTTAACTATGGCCAATAACATCAATGGTGTACAGGGTGCAGTTTCTGCCTATTGTTTAAAGTTTCAAGATTTTGTCGGTGCAAAGCTCAAAGTCATTCGTACATTTGCGAAATACTTAGACAGTGAAAACTTTAGTCAGAGCAACCCTAGTGCCGATGTGAATGAATCCAAAACACAAGTGTGGTACATCGAGCAAAAGACCTCTGAAAACATTCAAACTGTGGCATTTGAGCTGTCTAACCCGATTGATTTTGAAGGCTTAAAAATCCCTGTAAGGAACATTACAGGTTATTGCCAATGGGCGATTGACGGTTATCGCGGTGAGCAGTGCCAATACACAGGGATGCAGTATTTTACTGATAAGAATGAGCCAACGACTGACCCAAGCCAAGACAGTTGTATCGGCAATTTAAAGGCATGTAATTCGAGAAACAATCAAGCCAATTTTGGTGGTTTCCCTGCCTCAAGCCTGATAGGAAAGTAATATGAATATTTCTGAAAGTCTGAGACAGCAAATCATTGTGGCAAGTCGTGATGCTTATCCTGAAGAAATGTGCGGTGTGGTCATCAGTGGTGAGTTTATTCGTTTGGATAATGTCTCTAAACGTCCACAAGAACACTTTGAAATGGATCCAAAAGGTTTGGCAAGACTAGAAGATCAAGGTGAGATTGAAGCCTATGTACATAGTCATCCTGATGGTACTGCAATCGCTTCAGCACTGGATAAGCATCAGATCGAACAGCACGGTAAGACTTGGTTGATCTGTGCCTATCCAGAAGTCGACATTCAAGCACATGCGCCATGTGGATATCAAGCACCGCTTGTTGGTCGTTTATACCATCATGGTTGGCAAGACTGTTATGCACTGATTCGTGATTTTTACAGTCGTGAGATGGGGGTTGAACTCTTGGATTTTGAACGTGATGATCGTTGGTGGGAAGCTAAAGACCACGCCTCACTGTATATGGAAAATTACGCCAAGACAGGTTTTATTGAAGTGAGTGAGCCACAATATGGTGATGTGCTGCTATGTAATGTCGGACGTACAGAGCACCCAAATCACGCACTGATATGGCTTGGCGATCAGTGGCAATTAAAGAGTGAAGTGACTGAGCCATGTCATGGCAATACCTTGTTTCTACATCACCCATATAACCAAAGTTCAAAGCGTGAAATCTATGGGCCGAATTGGTTAGAGCGAACTGTAAAAGTGCTACGTCATAAAGAGGTGATGCATGTATAAGACTATTCGCTTTCATGGCGTGTTACGTGAGAAGTTCGGTAAAGAATGGCGTTTGCAAGTAGACTCGGTTCAAGAGGGTATGCGTTTACTTGCGGTGCAGATTCAAGGGCTTGAACAGTTCTTTTTAAATGCACATAAGAAGGGTTTACGTTTTGCAGTCTTTATTGATAAGCGTAAAACTTTGGCTGAAGAAGAACTCGGTATGCAGAACAATGCCGAACTGATTCGGATTGTGCCGATTGTCGAAGGTGCAGGGGGTGCATTACAAACTGTACTCGGTGCAATCATGATCGGTGTCGGTGTATTCACGTTTGGTACAGGTACAGCCGTGGGTATGGCGTTGATCGGTGCAGGGGCAGGCATGGCCATTGGTGGTGTAACTTCCATGCTAATGCCAAAAGTGAATGCTTCAGACGCCAATGATGCAAATAAATCTAACTATGGCTTTGGCTCTGCTGTCACCACAGTTGCTCAAGGGAATCCAGTACCGATTCTGTATGGCCAACGCGAAGTGGGTGGCTTTGTGATTAGTGCAGGGCAATATCCTGAAGATATGTTGTAAATAAATACATGAAATGATTGGGCGCATAGAGCGCCTTTTTTATTGGGAAAATTCAATGAAAGTACAAGGTGCTAAAGCAGGATCAGGCAGTACACGTCAAGCAGTGGTTGCTAGTGATTCCGCGCAATCAAAAACCTATATTAAATATTTGCTTGGTCTTTGTGAAGGTGAAGTAGAAGGTTTGGCTAATGGTTTACAGTCGATCTTTTTATCAGATACACCTTTGCAAGACAGCAAGGGAAATGATAACTATAAGAATGTGACAGCTGACTTTAGACCGGGCACCAATGATCAAACCTATATTGAGGGATTTCCTGAAACCTCAAACGATATTGAAGCAGGGGTAGAGTTAAAAACAAATCCTTGGATTCGTTCAATTACCAATCTAGATATTAATGCAGTGCGTGTGCGTTTACGTTGGGGTGCACTCAGAACGACCAATGCCAGTAATGGTGATGTGACTGGTGTCACCATCCAATATGCAATTGATATATCCACGGATGGTGGTCCTTATGTTGAAATGCTCAATACGCAAGTCAGCGATAAAACCTCATCTAACTATGAACGTGCACATCGTATTGATCTGCCCAAATCAACCAGTGGTTGGAATGTACGTGTTAGACGAATTACGCCCCCGGCAAATTCAGACTATGTGACTGATCAAATGTATGTCGCATCGTATGCAGAAGTGATTGATGCGAAGTTTCGTTACCCGAATACTGCATTGCTAGGTCTACAGTACGATGCACAGAACTTCTCAAGTGTGGCGCAAGTTTCAGCAGAAGTGAAGGGCTTAAAGATTCGGGTGCCAAGCAATTATGATCCTGTCAAACGGACGTACACAGGCATTTGGGATGGCTCATTTCAGCGCGTGTATTCAAACAATCCAGCATGGATTTACTTTGATTTATGTACTGCCAAACGTTATGGTCTTGGTGAGCGTATTACAGACCAAATGCTAGATAAGGCAAGCTTATATCGCTTGGGCCAATACTGTGATGAAATGGTCAGTGATGGCCAAGGTGGTCTTGAGCCACGCTTTACTTGTAATGTGTATATTCAATCTGCCGAAGATGCTTATTCTATTCTCAGCAAATTGGCAGGGGTATTTCGTGCTATTAGCTATTGGGATGGTGATGCGATTATCTGTGATGCGGATATCCCACAAGATGTATTCTTTAACTACACCAATGCCAATGTGATTGACGGTAAGTTTGAATATTCAGGCACACGTGCACGAGATCGTCATACCGTGGCGAAAGTAGCGTGGTCTAATCCGGACAATCGTTATAAAACAGAATATGAAGTGATTCGTGATGAAAATGCGATTGCTAAAAATGGTATTAACAGTGTTGATATTGAAGCATGGGGTTGTACGAGTCGAGCGCAAGCACAACGTGCAGGTCATTGGGCGTTAAAATCTGAACAGCTCGAAACGCAAACTGTCAATTTCAAAGTCGGTTTAGACGGTCACATTCCTGTACCAGGTAAAGTGATTGCCGTGGCAGACAATGATTATGCAGGTCGGTTTATCGGTGGGCGAATTAAAGCCATTGCAAATGATTGGCGTGTTCTAACGCTTGATCGTCAAGTAACTGCACTTGCAGGTGATACCATTCAAATTAACAGTGAGAAAGGTCAGTCGGTCAAAGCTGTAATTGCCAGTGTCAATGGTGCACAAGTCACGCTTAGACAAGCGGTTGATCAGGGAACAATCGCTGCACAAAACGTATGGAGTATTGACTCAAGTATTCTTGCAACACGTAAGTTTCGTGTGTTGACTGTTAAACAAGATGAAGAGCATCAGTTCTCAATATCAGCCCTTGAGTACAATGCAGATAAGTATGATGCGATTGACAATGGGGCGTATGTAGATACCACGGCACCGGTATCTATTGTGAATCCGAATACACAAGCTGCGGTACAAAATGTTCAAGTGTCATCGTATGACCAAGTACAACAAGGGATTAATGTTGCCACCATGGTGATTGCTTGGGACAAAGCTGACTATGCGGTGAAGTATCTTGTTGAATGGAAAAAAGATGATGGCTCTTGGATTAAGATGCCACTGACAGGAAATACTTCAGTTGAAGTACCTGGTGTGTATGCTGGTAATTACATGGCACGAATTACTGCATATTCAGCATTTGATGCTGCATCGTTGGCAACTACTTCAATTCTGACTGCAATTTCAGGCAAGCAAGGGAAACCACCAAAGCTGGCATATCTTCAAGCGACAGGCACGATGTTTGGTATGAAGCTGAATTGGGGCTTTCCAAATGTGGGAGCACTCGATACGGCTTATACAGAAATCCAATATTCGAGCACATCCAATGGGGCAAATGTTCAATCTTTGGGTTCGTATGCCTATCCAACCACAAGTACACAACAGCAAGGACTATCAGGAAATTTAACCCTTTGGTATCGTGCACGCTTAATTGATCGGATTGGTAATACAGGTGATTGGTCAGATTGGGTGAGTGGCACATCAACGGCTCAAACGGCTGATATTTTAAATGCGTTGTCAGGTCAAATTACCGATTCACAGCTTGATAAAGATTTGAAAGCCAAGATTGATAAAATTGACACCGTGGCAGGCTTGAATGGTGATGTGGGCAACATCATCAATAAAGTGAATGAGGTACAGCAAACAGCAGACAGTGCTTTATCTAAAGCACAGCAAGAGGCACAGGATCGTGCAACTGCAATTAGTAATGTGCAGAGCTCAATTGATCAAGAAGCTAAAGACCGGGTAAGTGCGGTACAAAATCTACAAACTGCTGTTAGCAAAGAAGTATCAGATCGTATTACTGCAATCAGTAGTTTGAATGACGGTATGACACAAGAAACGAATGCTCGAAAAGATGCAGATCAAAGTATTGTAAATACGGTCAATACCAACAAAGCCAGTACAGATCAAAGTATTGCTGCGGTGCAAAGTGCTGTAAATGTGGTGAGTACAGCACAATCAGCAACGGCAACAAAATTAGATGGTGTATATGCGCGAGTTGTGCCAATTACAGCCGATTCAACATCTTTAACTGCGGATAGTACCAGCAATACTGCTTCATCTTGGAGTATTCAATCTGCAGTTGTTGATGCAGATAACGCCCTTGGCCAACGTATTGATGTTGTGACCGCGAATGTAGCGAATAACAGTGCATTGATCCAATCTGAACAAATAGCACGTGTAAATGCAGACACCGCATTAGCCACACGTATTGATACGCTGACAACCACAGTGAATGGCAATACGGCATTAGTGACTGCTGAAGCAAAAGCAAGAAGTGATGCAGATAGTGCTTTAACGCAACAGGTGAATAGTGCTCAAAGTACAGCAGATAATGCAAAATCATTAATTACTACGGAAGCCAATACACGTGCTTCAGCTGATAGCGCCTTGTCTAGCCGTATTGACAGTATGTCTGTAAATGTTGATGCCAATAAATCACTGATTCAATCAGAGCAAAATGTACGTGCAAGTGCCGATTCAGCACTGGGTCAGCGTATTGATACAATTGCGACCAGTACCAGCGATAATGCATCTGCTATTCAACAGGAGGCTAAGGCGCGAAGTGATGCAAATACGACACTGACACAGCAAATCAATACAGCACAAAGCACAGCAGACAATGCCAATTCGTTGATTACGAGTGAATCAAACACACGTGCAAGTGCTGATAATGCTTTAAGCCAACGTATTGATACGATATCTGCCAAAGCAGATGGTAACGCCTCTGCAATTGTGCAAGAGCAAACCACACGTGCGGATGCAGATTCAGCCAATGCCAAGGCCCTAAGTGATTATAAATCACAAAATGACAGTGCTGTGGCAGGGGCAACACAGTCGATCAATACCTTAACCACACAGCAAAAAGCACAGTCTGAGAAGTTAGATGGTGTATATGCGAAAGTGACACCGCTTACTGCTGATTCAACAACACTCACAGCAGACAGTACGAGTAATCAAGCATCAAGCTGGAGTATTCAATCTGCTCAAGCGGATGCAGATAGTGCACTCGGTCAACGTATTGATGTGACACAAGCAAGTGTGGCCAACAATGCTGCATTGATTCAATCTGAACAAACTGCACGTGTGAATGCGGATAGTGCACTCAGTCAGCAAATCACCACACTGCAAGCCCAAGTTGGCTCAAATACATCTTCAATTCAACAGGAGGCAAAAGCTCGATCTGATGCAGATACAGCACAGTCAACTTTGATCAATACTGTACAGTCTGCAACGGCAAATGCACAAAGCACAGCAAATGATGCATTGAATAAAGCAAATGCTGCCAACAGCAATATTGCAACTGTGCAAACCAAAGTTGATACAGTGACTTCGGCACAGAATGCAACAGCAAATCAAGTTAATACGATTCAAACCACTGTTGGTAATAACACAGCATCAATTCAAGCACAGCAAACGTCTATTGATGGTTTGACTGCAAGGGCAAGTTTAAAGCTTGAATCTGGCAATGTGATTGGTGGTGTAAGTGTTGAAAACAACAGCAAAACTGTGGATGCAATTTGGCGTGCCAATACATTTGCAATTGCGCCACCTGCAACCGCTGATGATCAAACGCCAGCATATGCTTTTGTATATCAATCGACATCAACAACTTTGGCCAATGGTACGGTTGTACCCAAAGGTTTGTATCTAGACAGTGCTTATATTTCTCAAATTGATGCAAGCAAAATCAATGTTGATAGTCTAAGTGCAATTAGTGCGAATCTTGGCAGTATTAAAGTGGGTAGTGCAAACATTGCTGATTTAAGTGTGGATACACTCAAAATTAAAGATCGTGCGATTACATCTCCATTTAGTGCAGTCATGACAGATAACTATTCGTTTAATTCGCAAGGTGCAAACAACAGTAGTGCCAACTATGACCAAACATTTACCTATGATCTATACGGCTTATCCAATATTAATGTTGGAAGCTATGTCACCATTTTCTTTCGAGCAGAATGTAAGGCTGTTTTAGACTTTGGAAGTGGCTCATCATATATGTCTAGTGACAATATCCCTGAAAACTTCCTTGCGGATATTCTAATTAATGATCAGTTAGTTATGACTTATACATCAGAATCTGAAGGCTATTTAGCATCTGTTGTTAATAATGATGGAACAAGCCTTGTTTCACAGACGAAGTTTGTACTCAGTCTAAGGAACATGCAGATGTCGGGTACTCAACTGAATAATGTTAATGAAAAAGGAGCATTAAAAGTAAGGATTTATAGAAAAGATACAAATAGAGGTGGCTCACTAACATGCTTCATGAAGCGTGTAGAAGTGAATGTGACGGAGTTTAAGAAATAATGAATCAATATCTCGTGATTGATAAGCATTCTATGAAAGCACAGTCAGTGATTATGGTGAGTGTTGTACCAAAGGAAAATCCAGATGTACTTTTTATAGAAAAACCGCAGGATTTTAATATCCAATTTATTCACAACGACTACTCTTTCAAAGATGGTCAAATTATCGAAACGCCCAAGGAGGCAACATGAAGTATCTCAGCATTATTGCGATTGTATTGTGTATGACGGCATGTACCACAACACAGAATGTATCTGATCCAACACATGGCAAAGGAGGCTTAATTAAAGATGATCCGAATGGACCTTAATTAGAGAAATATAAATACCGCATTTAGCGGTTTTTTTATGCCCAAAATTTAAGAAAGCACTCAAATAGGGTGCTTTTTTTATACCTAAAAATGAATAACTACACTAGAGGGAAAAATGGCGGATAAGCAACAGATTGTGGATACGGCAAACACGGTATTTACAAATAAGACCACAGTCGCAGGGGGAATAACAACAACAGGTGCAAGTCTTGTTTCAGCAATTGCACAACTGGATATTGTGGCAAAGATCGGTATCTCAATCGCATTATTAAGTCTCTCTTTTACCGTTTTTAGCTTCTTGATGAACTGGTATTACAAATACAAAGAAGATCAATACAAGCGAAATCAAGACCGAAGAGCAGAGGAGTTACATCAACTTGAATTACTAAAAAAGAAGGCAGAACTCAATGAATACAAGAAATAAAGTCGCTATTGCATTGCTGACCGCATCAAGTGCACTGTTCTACGGTGTACGAACTGATGAGGGGTTTACCTCCAAACCTGTTCGTCCAACCCAAGGCGATGTCCCAACTATTGGTCACGGTACCACGGTCTATCCAAACGGCAAAACAGTCACGATGCACGACCAGTCCATCTCAAGACAAACTGCCGACTACTATTTAAAAGACCATATCTCAAAAGTAGAGAAGCAATTCAAGCACTCAATTCCACACGTAAAACTCGCTCAAAGTGAGTATGACGCTTACATCGATTTCGTGTACCAATTCGGTATTGGCACTTTCAATCAATCTTCAATGAGAACCAACTTACTTCAAGGAAATTACGTCCAAGCCTGTAAAGCACTTCTGAAATATAAATACACAGCAGGGCGTGACTGTTCAATCCGTTCAAATAACTGCTATGGCGTGTATGTACGTCAAAACAACCGTTATGAGAAATGCATGGAGGCAAACCAATGACCTATCTATTACTGGCCCTGAAATACTGGCGAGAGTGCTTCATTGCATTACTCGCTTTTTTAATCCTGTGCTTACTTATGATTTTGAATCACAAAGATGAAGTGATCGAAAAACAGAAGCAAGAGCATATCACTTATGTGCAAACGCAAACTGAGCTCAACTTAAAAGCTCAGGTCGCAGCACGTGAAAAAGAGAAAGAATATCAAAATCAAATCATTCTAGCCGAGAGGAATTACAGTGAAAAAATTAAACAAATCTCACATGATGCTCGCATTGCTGAGTCTCATGCTAACAGCTTGTCAAAGCAACTTGCCACAGCAAACAAGCGTTTGCCCACAGTTACCCGAGAAGCCGAAACACAATATGCCCAAAAGCTCTCAAACGTATTCGATCAATGCGTCACAGAATATCGAAAAATGGCAGAAAGAGCTGATGGACACGAAGCTGATGCTAGGCGATTAGTATATTAAAAATTTTTCTAACTAAATTGTAATATTCATTAGTAATCCATTCGATAAAAAAAATGGTTTGCTTAATATGAGACTTGATTGGCTTATCTTCAACTAGTTTTAGAATAACTTTTTCTGAAAACTTATAAGTATTTGTACGAATAGCATAGGTATTATTATGCACTAGAGCATTTCTAAAAAAAATTAGTCCATGCCATAAGTTACTAGACTCTTGGCTAATAATATTTTCTTTCTCAAGTTCTTTTACTATGTTTCGTAGGGTGCTATATCGATCTATCCTCTCTGCTATGACAGGTAGTTTTTTGGTTAAAATATCTTTTAGACAATACTCGAGTGCTGACATAATATTAATAAAACTATTAGTAAATAATCGTATTATTTCAATCTCAAAATCATTTTTTAACCTAGCTTGATTGCTGCTGGATTCTAAGTTGAGTTGATTTTGAAAATTATTGCTACGATACTCTTTTCTATAGAATGTTAATAACCTATGGTCTCTACAGATTATTTTTTGAGCAATATCAAGGAAAAATAAAAACAAGTCTTTATCTTCTATGCTAATTTCTTTAATTAAAGCCTTTTGTAAAAAATTAATTTTTTCTTGTAAAAGTAAGTTTGCATTCTCAGGTGATTCATCAAAAGGTATATTTTTATGCAT